AATTTCGTTAATACATGTTATAAAACTAATACAGGTGATGTATTTTTAATGGCTCATAATAATAATAATTTTTATAAAAAAATCCTAGAAGTTGAATTTAAAAATATTAATGTTACTATTCCTGATCATTGGATTTTTATTGATTCTTTACAACATTTTAAATATATATTAAAAAATCAATCTTCTTATTCTTTATGCAATCTTTATAAACAATATTTTGGGGAAACTATTAAAAATCAACATAATGCATTATATGATGTTAAAAATTTAATAACTTTATATAAACATATTATTAAAGATATAAATGAACATGATTATCAAAAAATGTATTATTGTGTTGGATTTATGCAAAAATCTATTTTTCATATTGATTTTGATGATCAAAAAATTGAATTATTGAATCTTGGCGTTACTCCTACTAATAATTTAAAAAAAAATAATATTTTTACTTATCTGGATATTCTTAAAAAATTTAGAAGATTTTATGATAAAGATACTAATAATCTTAAAGATTCTGAAAATGAATTTATTGATTTTTTAAAAAGTTGTAATATTCAATCTCAATTTATTATTGATAAAATTATTAATTTTGTTAAACATTTTAATCATTTTAAATAATTGCGTAATAAAAATATATATAAGTATATTTTTATAATATCTATTATAATAAGATAATTTTATTTTTTATTATTTTTTATGAATTCAAAAAAAGAAAAGAAAATAAAAAAAATTTATGAACAATATTCTCCTTCAGAAAAAATTGAAAAAATTTTAGATGTTAGAAAAAAACTTAAAGAATTTGGTCTAGATTCTTTTGAGGAACCTATGAATATTTTTAAAGATGTATGTAAAGATTATATTTCTAATAATATTGAATTTACTTCTTCTATAAAATTCCCTGGAACACAAAGAGTAATGGAATGTATGTTAAAAAATAGTAAAAAATATGAAATAACTGTTATTCTTAAATATAATCCTAATATATAAGATTTTATAATTATATCAATATAAATATAAATACAAATGTAAATACAAATATAAATACAAATATAAATATAAAATATCATAAAAATATTATTATTTTATCTATTATTTATATAGTAAATTAGATTCATACAAAAATTTTAAATAAATATGTCTAATAATAATGATATTGAATCTATCATATCAAATATAATAAGTAATGATATAAATGATAATATTATACAATTAAATCAAATTGGTGTTAATTTTAATTTAAACTTATCTTCTCTAAAAAATAATTATACAGATCCTATAGATTTATTAAAATTTGGTTTTTCTTTACAAAATTTATTTGATGTAGGTTACGCTTTAAAAGATTTTAATAATATTAATGATTTAAATATTTTGAATCAAATTATAACATTTACTAATTCTTCTATTATTAATCTTATTAATAATAATTTTAAAAAAAATATTTTTCTACAATTACCTAATACTAATATTTCAGTTATTAAAAATATTATTATAAATGATCTTATTAATAAAAATGATTCTTATATTACTGAATTATCAAAAAATTTAATATTATCTTATTTTACTAGATCAGATCTATTAGATTTTAATATCAATTATAATTTAATAATTAACTCTATTAAAAATAATGTATCTTTAAAAAACAATATTAATCAATTATTAACAATTAATAAATTTAAAATAAATGATTTAATTCAAGCTGATATAAAAATTAATGATATTAATAATTTAGTAGGATATAATGTAGAAAATCTTTTGTTAAGTGATTTAACAATTTTATTATTAAAAAATGATTATGATAAAAATTTATTTAATTATTATATTTATTCTATAAATATTATACCTAATTTATCAATTGAATCTTATACAGATTCTAATTTTAATCAAAAAATAAATAATTTGTATAATATTGGATATAAAATAATTATATCAGATTGTAATTCTGATTTACTCAATAATAATATTAATACTTTTAATGATAAAAAAGATCTTATATTTTTACCTTATAATTGTTCAACATTGCTTAATAAGCAAAATAATATATTTTTATTACAAACAGATGATTACAATACTATTGATATATTATTTTATAATATTCTACCTAATTTAAAAAATATAAAAAATAATATGAATATTCAAAATAATATTTTAAATGAATTATCACCGATTAATAATTCTAATTTATTATTTAATAAAATTATTTATTATTATACGAATGATGTATATGGTAATAATTTTAAAAATATTTTAGATAATTTTAAAGATTTTAATAATAATTATACATTTATATTTTCAGAAATTTCTCAAAATGAATTTGATGAATCCCATTTAACTGATAATGATAAATCAAAAATTATTTTATTTATTTCTAATAATCCTCAATTAGTATTAAATAAATTTACTCAACAATATAATAAATTTATGATATTTAGTCATACTTTTGCTAATACTTCTTTAGATATACCAATTAATTTTAACTTAAATAATTCATATATAATGTTTAATTCTGATAATTCTTATATTCATAATATAAATTATAATTTATTATTTTATGATATTAATAAAAATATTACTATAAATGATTCATCTATTGATCTAAGTGGATCATTAAGTAATCCTAATATGGATATGACTGTTAATTTTATTATTACAACTTTAAATTATTTAGTTAAATTTATGAGTATAAATCCAGCATGTATTTCATCAATTATTTATAATAATTCATATTTTCAAAAATATTTAAATTTATATAATATAAAAATTATTGAATTACCACTTTATACCTATGATAATGTTTTAAAAAAATATATTAAAACAAATCAAAATAAAAATTATATTACATATTCTAAGACCATTGAATATAATTCTTATAATCCTAATATTATTGGAACTAATTTACCTCAAACTTCTAATGAACCTACTCAATTTTTTCCTATATCTTTAGGTTTTACATCAGATATATTTGTTTCAGATCAACAAAATAGATTATATAGATGGAGATTAAATATTATTAATATATTATCTGATAGAATTACGATTCGGTTAAGTGCTAATAATGGAACTACTAGTTCAGAACAAACATATACTTTTTATTATTATAAATTTTTTAATAATAATCAAAATATACCAAATTTTCTAAATCATGAAGTAAGTAATAATTATAATTCTGTAACTTTATATGATATAGATCCTTCAAGAATTTCATTATTTACTCAACCTGAAAGAATGACAACTGAAATTATTAATTCTGATCCAGATAATAATTTATATAGAATTAATATGACAAATGCATCTGAACAAAATCCTATTACACATTTATTAAAATCTTCTAATATTAATATTTGTAATATTAATAATGTTTTAACTTGTATTGGTGGTCAATTTAATCTTTCTAGTAATGGTAATATAATTAATAATAGAAATATTAATTTCTATTTTGGAAATTATTCTAGCTATAATACTATGATTATTCCTCAAGAACAACCAACTATTAATCCTCATGAATTAGGTATGGGTATTTTTTTCTTATTATTAGATACTTTAGATTTTATTCCTGTAGTTGGAGCTGCTACAGATGCTGCACGTGGTATAGTGGATGCAGCTACTACTTTTACTAGAGTAGCTGGTGTTATTCAATCAAAAGGAGTAGAAATAGCTATGACTTATGGTGTTACTGGAACTTTATCTATTCCATTCTATTCTTCTATCCAAGCTATATCTAAAAGTCTTAATAGAGTTATGTATAATCCATCTAATCCTAATATTTTTGAAATTAATAGTCCTAGCACTATTAAAAATTATATTATACAGATTGATCCTTTTATTGAAATTCATAATGTTACTATTAATCTTACTGGAGTTCCTAATTCTAATATATTTATAGAAAATTTTATTATTAGAGGTGGTAGAGGAACTTTAAATGCTAATTTATTTAATAATAGAACTTTCATCAGAATTAATTCAATAAATGGTGTTATGTTATATATAAAAAATTTAATATCAGACGCCAATAATATTGGATTAGATTTAACTAATAGTAATACTTTTATTTCTAGTAGTCAAGGATCTTCTTTCAATTTTATTAGTAATAATATTGTTTTTAATTATTTAAGACCTATTAATAATAGATTTTCTATTCTTATTATGGAAAATGTTATGTTAAATACTTGGCACAATTGGGTTAATAATCAGATTGGTAATTGGACTGTTAATTATTTAAGATTTAATAATCCTAATTATGCACAATATGAATTCTTTGGAACTTCTCCATCATCTACTAATAGATATTATTTATCTAATATAACTGCTGAATATGTTCATATTATTAGAACTACTGGTTATTCTAATGCTATAGTTGAGTCTAATGATAGATTTATTTTTGAATTTAATTGTAATACTATTGTTACCAATAGTTTAATTTTAGTTGGTGTAAGTTTAAGATCTAATTCTAATATTCATATTTCTGATCCTGATTTACCTATTCAATTAGGATATAATCCTATTATAAATAATAATAATTCACCTTTTATACATTCATCTGTTCCTAATAATGTTTATGTTAATATTTATAATAGATTAATTCTATTTGGATATGGACAAAGGAATGGTATTTTATCAGATCCTTTAATTGGTAATTACGGATCAACAATTAATTCAAATTTATTAAGATCTAATACTATATTCTCTTCTAATTCTAATATTAATTGTTTTACAATAAGAACTTCAAATTATAATATTCAAAATGATTTTATTGGAAGATGGATAATTAGTCCAAATATTAATATTACTATTCTTATGTCATATAGTATTATTAATCCTTTGACAACTACAGAGAGACCTAGTTGTATTATTAATTGTGTTGAATTTGATCTATTACATAGTATATCTTCTAATTTAAATATGGGTATATCTTCTTTTAATTTAAATATTAATAATCTTGGTAATAATGATGGACAAAGACCTCAATTAAATATATTTGGAAGATTTAGAAATGAATTTAATAATAATATTGACAATGGTTCCATTTCTAATATTAATCTTAATAATTCTACAATATCAATACAACCATTTAATAATTTGAATAATAATGATATAACTAGATTTAATAATTTTTCTGGTAATAATCATTTAATTAATTTTTTTAATGATTCATCTAATAATTCAAACGGTTCATTTGGTAACATTAGTTTAGAATTAGTAAATATTTCTTTAACATTAATGAATTCCATTTTTAATTGTTTATATATTAGAGATATAGAAACTATTAATATTACTTCTAATAATAATGATTCATATATTGAATGTTCTTCTATTGGAACATTAGGGAATGTTACTATTTCTAAAATTAATAATAATAATCCTAGATGTGAAATTAATGTTACTAATGGTAATGTTGATCGTATTTCAAATTTAACTTTAAATAATTCTGGATTTTATGTTCGTAATGGACAAATAACATTTGTCCCAGGAATTATTTCTTTTAATAATAATGATAATAATGGAACAAATTTGATAGCTCAAAATGGAATACCTACAATTGATGAAATTAGAGGTGTATCTGGATATATTGATATTAATGGAGGAAGTTTAGGAAATCCTAGCAGATCAGTTAGATTAAATCAAGAGACTCGTAATAGAATTA